GTTGTGGTTTTTTACAAAGTTAAGTGAACTAACTTCATTTTCTTGTATTATCCTTAGCCGTCTTGTATCTTCTATGCTTGCAACAGCTCTTGCATTATTCCCAGTTCCCCTTCCCGAATAATAATTGTCATATAAAAATGTTCCTTTTTCTGTACCATGCCTTTCTACATATAGTGCTTTCACTTTTCCTAAAATTTCAGTTGCTTTTAGATCTGTTTGTTTAAGTTGTTCTGCTGCAGAAAGAGCAGGATTGTCAAAAACATATCTTTCAAAGTCTGTCCACAGACCAAGTTGAATCCCTTCAAATTCTTTAATTTCATTAGTTCTTCTAACATTTTCAAATTTTTCAACATCTCGTTGCAAACCACTCACAATATCTTGTCCAACTTTTTGTATTGCATTAGCTTGAACATTATTTTGCCCTTGGACTCCCATGTAGTTGATGCTATTTACAACATTACTTAGCCCATCAGGTATGAAATCTTCTCTGTCAGTTGTTGCAAAATTTTCTCGGCTTCTTGTAGTTGAACCAACTTTGCTTAATGCTGCCCTAATTTTATTAAATGTCATTTTTAACCTCTAGTTATCTAGGAAAAGTACCATATGTAAGCAAACTTTGACCAGCACCTTGTGCAATTCCAACCCTTCTATTATACATTTCTTTACCTAAACTTCCTTGTAGCATATAGCCCATATCTTCCATGTCCATTTCTGCACCTAAACGAATTAATTCTATAAGCTCATCACCTTTTTTAAAATTTTCTGATATTCTTATTAAAGACGAACCTGTTCCAGCTTCTATACCACTTGCCATCATTTTAACTCTTTTATTTTCATCTGCTAAAATTATCATTTTTTTAGCCTTTATTTCATCAGCTAATCTTTTTTCTTCTCTTCTTTTCTTTTGCCATCTATAGGCATTTTTCATATTTTTTGCATTGTTTCTTGATGCTGAATAGCTCATTGCTGCTGATGCTGCAATTGCTGTAGCTGCCCAAGCTGCATAGCTCATTCCTAAAAAGGTACTTACTGGTTCGGCCATTATATACTCCTATCCACTTGTTTTTAAAGTTCCTGATATACCAAGGACAGTCATTGGCAATGGTTGTGTTTGCTCAACTGTAATTTGCCCTTCTCTATCCCATCCTAGATTTGTTACTCTTTTGTCTCCAGTAAATGCTGGTATTGGTGCACCCATTTCATCTGCTGAACTTCTAAATGGTATTTGGTCGCCATTAATAGTTGCACCTACTGTATTTAAAAATCTAACAATTACTTCATTATACCTTTTTTTCCTGCCCTGTGCTACAGAACCTGTTGAGTTACCTGCTTCTACTCTTAAAGTTTTTAGTTTAGAACTATATCCTAATCCTATTTCTATTGTTTTACTAGCAAAGGTACTTGGCAAACTTACTGTAATTGCACCATTTGTAACTATTTGTTTAGGATATACAGCATCATCTATTAATATTTGTACTGTTTCTCCTTCTAAATGGTCAAGACTTGTTACTGTTGTTGATGATCCTGTAACAGTTCCTGACAAAGCAGAATCTTGATTTACTGTACTGTCAAGATATTCAACGTGTTGCACTGTTGCTCCACCTATAATTCTTTCTACAATAATCCATACTTGATTTTCCGTTGCTTCTGTTGTAGAAGTTATTGCTTTTACTTTTGCTTGACTTTCATTTACCTTTGTGAGCCGAACAACGTCTTGACTTGCAACTGTTAAATAGCCTATCGCTGCTGGTACTGTTTCTGTAATTGTAACAACATTGGTAGATACTGTCGCAGTAAAATCTGCATGACCATTTATAGTTGTTTGCAAATTAGTAGCTGTTGCATTATTGCTTGTTTCTGATTTAAATTCATTTGTTCCTGCTGTACCTGTAGTAGATGTAAATATAGTTGTTGTACCATCTCTTCTGGTAAATGTTAATTTACTACCTGTTTGTATGTTGCCATAATCTGTAACTGTAATTGTGCAATTTGCTGCTTTACCACCTATAATATGTCTATGCCAAGCAATAACATCTTGTTCTCTTTGGTAAGTCATTCCTAATAACGTGCCATCTGTTCTAACTGCCCAATATATTTGATCTGGTTCTTGTGCCCAATCAACATCTATTACGCCACCTTCTGTTATATGTTCTGCAAGTAATGTTAGATCTGGAGCAACATATGCATCGTTTGTAAAACTATATCCTAGTTCTCTTACTCTACGTTGTTGTCTTTGCACAAATAAAACACTAGGTCCAATTTGCATAGGTTGTGATGGATATACCCCATATGTAGTTTCTTGTTTAATGCTTACATTGGTAGGAGTTAAAGGCTCACCAACAGGCCTATCTACTCTAAATTCACCACCTGCTGTTCCTACCATTAAATCTCTAATAGGTGCTAACCATCTAATTAAATTAACTCGATTTGATGCAATAGTATATATAAATGCATCTCCTGCACTAGCATCTCCTACATCAAAACCTTCATAATTGCCAGATTCTGATGCCCATATAGTTTGAGGATACGTTGTTGAACCACCAAAAATTAATCGTTGTTCAAAAAAAGATACAGTTTGTGGCCATCCTGTTGAGTCTGACCAAGTTCCTAATTGCCAATCTGTTCTTGCATCTGCATTAGGAAATGCTGTTGTAATTGTAGCAACAGCTATTGTTGTACTTGTTATATCTGTAATTAAAGCTGCACCTGCAGTATTAAATTTAACTATTCTTCCAATATCTGTTTCTTGCCATCCTAATCCACCATTTATTCCATTTACTTGATTTAAAGTTATGGTTTTTCCTGTAGCTACTCCAGCTTGTTGTGGAGTCATAGTAGTGTCACCATGGTCGGCATCAAATGGGTCGTTTACTCCTAAATATGGACCACTATCTCCAAAATCTACATTTGTAAGTGTCCAAGTTGTATGTGCTGTCCTTGATAATTTTGCTGGCTCATGTAATGGATGCACTATATACATTACATCTGCTGATTGAGTAAATTTTAAATCAAATATTTGTGCTTCTAAATATGGTGTAGCTATTTCATAAACTTTTTGTGCATCGCCACCTGAACCATATGTAGTGTAATTGCTAGAATTTACACCTGCTAATTGAAATGTATGAGTTGTTACACCTGCTACAACATATCTTCTTCCATTTACCTCTGTCATTCCAGCGACAGTATTAATCCATACATGGTCGCCATTGCTATATCCATGACTTGTTGCAGTTACTACTGCTGGGTTAGCTTTTGTAATAGCTGTTATTGTTTTATCAGCTTCTACTATTTGACCATTGTCTTTGTAAAATCTTATATATAAATTTCCAAACTCCAGAACATACGATTGTGTTACACTAAATTCAAAAGGTATTAATCTAGTTATTTTTGAAGAATCTTTTACTTCACATACAAATCTAGTACCACTTCTTCGTGTTGCTCCACCTTGTGGAAACACAGTCATATTCTCTAAAATTTCAAGACCATTTGCGTATTTATCAAAATTGATATGTCCAGCTAGTTTTGGTGATAATTCACCTGCTGTAAAATTGGTTTGAAAAGGATGTACTACTGTTGAAGTTGCTGTTTTTGCCATTATTTTCTAAAGTCCGTAAATGTATCTGAAACAAGGCCATCGATAAACCCTTCTTGTCCATCTACACTTCGTGCTTCAGAAAGTTTTAAACCATAAAGTTGTTGCATCTGTGCTTGTAGTGATGCTGAATTAGTTACTGGATAAGCAAGTTTTACTGCAAGGTGGTATGTTAAACAATCTACAAATAAAGAATCAAAAATATTTGTATCAGTAATTCTTGCTATGTATAATATTTTTGCTGTACTTTCGTCTGTTAATAAAACTCTACCTTCGGTAGCTAAATTCTCTATCTTAAATATATAATCTTGGTATTCCATTTCTAAGACTCTTAAACAATAAGGGTCTGTAGGTAATGCATATTGGTAAGAAAACCCATACGCAGGTGTTGTTGACAACTGGGTAAGAGCAGCTCTAGTTATTGCAAAATTCCAAGGGTGTGATCTTAATAAAGAATCTCTAGCTGGTTCATAAAAAGCATTACAAAGTCTTGCTCTTTCTGTATCATCAGTAAGAGAAGTAATAGGATCATCTCCTAATTTTCTAAGTGCGTTTGAACATATTGATACTTCTGTTGCCATAATATTATTTTACTTGTAGAGGTAGCATAATTCAATACGCTACCTCTACGATGTTGTAGATTTAGTCTACGATGTAAGTGATTACACCAGCTAAATCGTCACCATCTGCTAAAGCACCGATTGCTTTAACAGTAATAACGACTCCTGCTTTACTAGTAAATGTGTGGTTTCCACCGAGCAATTTAGTTGCTGCAGTATTACCTTGCATTGTGAAATAACCAACGGCATCTACGTCTAACCCGTCTACCATTCCATCAACATCAAGTGCTACTGCTGTGCCATCTAAATCTTCGTATGCTTGCCAACCAATATCTATTGTTTGCGAACCTGCAGTGAAGTTACAATAAAATTGAGACAAACCTCCTATGATTTTTACCCTACCTGGTGGTAGTTTTCCAATGACAACAAATGAACCTGCATCTCCAACGCCATCCTGGTCAAATGTAAAAGCTAAACTTCTTAGCTTACCTTTCGCAGTGACAGTATCAGTTGTTACTAGGGGAGTAGCTATCGAATTAGTGTACTCCGTGCTGTTTTGTGTTGTTACGGCCATGTTAATGTCCTCCTTTGACTAATTTTTATTTGCATATACTTATTCCGTACACGCTATTTCAACTAATTTTTCTTCTTCGATACGAGTTGCACCGATTGACATAGATAAAAATACTTGTGTTGCATAATTTTTATCTGCTCTTTCGGAAATTTTTGTTGAAATATCTGCACCCAAAGCAAGGCCAATAGCTGATTTACAAAATGCTAATACTTGTCTGTTTCCATCACTATCTGTTCCCAATCTTTGTGAACGGATAAATTTGAATCCAAGGTAAGTATCAATTTCACCTTGTGCCAACGCTTTAACTGTGGCGTAATCAGAAGATGTTACTTGTTCTACGTTTAATAAGTCTGTTAATTGACCTGCTGAACATATAACAAATCTTTCTTCTTCTGGATCTACATCACCAGCATCGATGATTTCTTTAGCAGATAATAGTTTTGCAAGGTTTAACCCTGTACTACCATGTACTACTTTATTTCCAGATGGTAATGCGATTGATGTACCACCAGCTACTCCACCTAACGCAGAGCCTGTAGCTGCTGTAATAATTGCATCATCCATTGCTCTACCCATAGCCCATGCACCTGCTTGTGCATAATCTGATGTTGGGGATATAAGCATTCTTACTTTATCTTCATTATCAATTAAGTCTGCCCAGTCATAATCATCTAATGATACTTTACGTCTGGAATGTGGTGTATCCATACGAGGAGTATCAGAATGACGGGAAGTTCTTAATTCTGCTGCAACAGAGCCGATTCTTTCGAAGAAATGTGCCTTACCAGTTACTGTTTCTGATTTAACGGCATCTCTTAATCTTGAACCTTTTTGTTGTGCCAAATGAAGTACATTACTTTTATATTGTTCGACAAAAGCTGTAGTTATTTGTACTGACATAATTTAGTCCTCCTTTAAAATAATTTTCTTCAATCGGTCTTTATCCTAAAAACGGGAAACCTTACAGTATACGATACTGTCAGTCGGATTTTATAATAGCCATCACAGCTAACCGATTCGTTATCCTAATAGGGCGAACTTGGTACGCAAATTATATCATAAAAAATTAACTATTGCCAAATGCTTTTTCGTGTAGTTGTCGCATTTTCTCAACAGCTTCTTTATGTTCTCTATGATTTGGATCAAAATATGGATGCTTGTTGTCATTCATAACTTGTGAGATTTCTTGTTTTGCATCCAGAGGAGATACTGCCAATCTATTATTTTGTGTATTTTTAGCCATATCTTCTGTTACTTCTCCACCAAGTTTGGCAAACATTCTAATTAATGCTGGATGGTTACCTGCCTCTGTATTCATAAGTTCAAGAACATCTTCATCGCCATATACTTGCAAAGCTCTTTGTGCTGCCCTTACGTTTTTATCGTAGTCAAAACCCCATTCTTGTTTAAGGCTTGATTCTACTTCTTCACGTTGCACATTAAGATTAGCTCCTTGACCTTCTACTTGATGATTAATTTCAGCAATTTGAAAATCCATAAGAGCTTTTACTTGCTCATTATTTAAACCAATTTTATGAGCTACATTTTTAAACTCATTCATTGATTCGTCTTGAAAATATTGTTGATGTGTTTCAGGAATTTCAACTTCATACTTACTAGCTTCTTCTGGTCTACCTAGTTTGCCATAAAGTTCTGCCTTTTCTTCATCGTTTTTAGGCATAGGTATTCTACTACCTATCATTTTTTGTTGATGAATTACTGTTTTTGCAAGTGATTCAACATCGTTTAAATTTTGTAAAGTAGGATCATTCTTCAATTCTTCGGGTAAGGTATCCCTCCAGTTTTGATTGTCACCTACTGTA